TTCAAAAAGAGGTCAGCATTGGTAAGGCGGCTATGATTAACACGTAGTAAGTCATTTATGCCAATGTAACTTACGGTGTCCGCATTCCCGCCGTTTGCAGGGAGCGATGTAGGAATTATATCTGTCGTGGCCAACTGTTGCCAATCCGACCAACTCCCACCTTGGCCGAATTTTATTCTTTTATATACGTTGTTTTGATGGCTGATGAATAATTGTGTCACGACGTCAGCCAGGCCATCACTGGATGAGCTAACGAGCAACGTACCAAATGATGTTGGCGTATTCGTTGTTAAGGTACACCAATAAAAGCCTCCTACATATATTGTATTCGCGTCAGTACCATTCAGGACAGCCCCCGTTGTTCCTAAACCATACCCACTCGGCGCGAAGTCACTAGATTTCTTTCCATCCGAAAAGCTGGTTGCACTCCCCGTTATATCCGCAGGCAGTTTCCCGTCATCGTTTAGCCGCAGGACTTTCCCGGCTTCGGGCGTGGCGGTTACTTCGGAGTCATTCAGTATGAACAAATTTCCAGAAGCCGTACCTATATAGAGTTTCTTTGTGTCTGTTGTATAGCCAAATTCCCCTTCAAGCAGAGTTGGTAGTTGCGATTCAAGGCCGCGCCGGATTCGCAAATGAACAGCCATTTTGATCTCTCCATTCTACAGTTTATATAGGAAACACAACGCATAATACGGCGGCATGTTGTTATGCGCCGCTCCGCCGCCTACACTAGATGTCTCATGCGTTCCAAAGTTCCGCGCGCCATATGGTTGGCTTCCTGCCGGGTGATATGAGTCTTGCGTATCAGGATAGTTACCGGTATGCGTATGCGCTGGCATTTCGTTGATGGTGAGTGTATGCGTAGTTTCGCCGCCGGTCGCCCCCACGCTATAGGATGAACCAGCACCCAAAATAAACCTATCTCTTAGATTAGGGGGTGTAAATGATCCGCCTTCGGGATGGTTTCTCAGAACCCCGTCAGCTAAACACCAACCCGTTTCAATATCGCTGGCCGACCCAGACCACATCTTGATATCACCACGCCGTCCTCCTGATACGCGTACCCAAGTAGAACCGCTATACCGTTCAATGACGGCCAATTCGGTATTAAATCCGTATTGGCCCGTGAAGGGTGATGTTGGTCGGCCCGCGACGGTCCAGGCGTCCAGTGCACGGCCTTTAGGCTTCCATTTTGAAGTGATGGAGTCGTAATACTCTTCATATCCCAAATCGGTATTATAGCCGGAAATTTTATCAATAAGCTCCGTACCTGCTGGCCGTGTGGCTGTCGTCCATACAGCTGTTTTAAATGCCGGCATAGTAGAAGCTGGATAGTTTGATATCACTTGCAGGTTTGCGATGACTTGTGACTTAAACTCTCTGATCTTATCATCGCCGAATTTCTTTTTATCTGCTCCCGCAGGTGTTGCTGGGTCGATCGTAGTGAAGGCCATTAATAATCACTCCTTACCCGCTCTGGTGCATAATAAGAAGAGACGCAATCATCCGTACCTTTTGCGTCCTCATATTGTGATTCTATAATATATTGTTGAACAAGCACGGAACCTTTTTGCCGCCAGTAATTTCCTTTGTCCGCTTCATCAAAGTAGTCAAAGTACTCCGCAACAGCAAGATAAATCCATGCTTCGGGGATTTCCGTAGTAAGAATGTCCAAACTGGCCGAATCGTCAATCAAGTCTGCCGGCCATAACTCTACGACAAGATTGATCGCTCCTGTGCTGGGAAAAGGCAAAATATAAATCTTTGTACCTAATAATAAATAATGTTGCGGCGTACCTGTCCGTGAAAAGTCAGGATAGTAATACCGCGCACTGTCGTAATCCGCGAACTTGACGAGTGTGGTTTTTCTCGTTCCATCGTCATATTCCACGGTGTTTACTGATTTCAGGTTCAATGTCCCTAGACTTCCGTTGTCGATGGTAATATCATCGCCGGTATCGGTAAAGTATCCAAGGTCACCCGTAAAATACGTATACGAGTTAATAACTTCTGACGTGTTAATCGTTCCGTTTTCCATAGGGACATTCAGTAAATATTGTGTTAATTTAGGGATTTCATTATTTCGTACGACTGCTTTTCGGGCAGAATTCATAAAAAGCAGCATAAGGGTGCGATCTACATCCGACCGGGCGATAATTTGGACTGCTTTGTCAAGCATTTCTTTGGCGTTCATCTTGCACCACCTTCATAATAAAGATTTGAGGGAGCTTTCGCCCCCTCTCTCTTTTTAGGCATTACCGACGGCGCTTTTCAACGACCATGCGTAACACCTCCCTTCAATAAAAAACCACTTAGTTAATTGTAACTACGCAGGTTTTAGCTGGAACGGTATAGCCAATAACGGTAATAGATGAAATGCTCAGCGTAGCGGTTTCTGCCGCCAGCCACGCCGCAGCGTCACCGGAAATTGTCACGCTCAATTCTCCGTCTACCATGTTATGCGCACCGGCTGCCGGTGTAATGGACGCGGTTCCAGCAGCAGAAGTATCGGCAATCGCTAGCGTAATCGGTCCTTGAAACCACTTATGCACTTCGCCGTCAGCCGTAGCTAACTGCACGGTAACGGGAAGGCTCCATCCGCTAGATGTAGCTTTCACAGTTGGAGCGGCAGGCGTGCACAAAAAAACCATGTCGCCGGAATGCGCCTTTACAAACGCATCCCAGTCGGCACGGTCGCCGCCACCGTTCACAACGGGAAAGTCAGCTATTGCCTGTTGTCCTGGTGTTAAACTCACAATGTCTCCTCCTTATTCTCCGGCTGCGCCGGTCATAAGCTGCATAACGCCGAAGTCGATACCGTTAAATACCGATTTAGCTACTTCGTGGATAATCCCCATTGCCATGCCCTTTTGATCGTCGTAGTCGAATTTCTTTTCACGCATGTATTTATTCTTGCTGACTGCCCATACAGCGGCCTGAGCGCCCAACAGAAGCGCGTGGCCGACATTCGCACCTGCTGCGCCGGTAGTGGTCAGGCCAATATTCTCATGCGTGTAAATAGGCATGCCGTCCCACCAGCCTTCGGCACCGCTGAATATCGGGTTGCTGTCGCCTTTATTGGCGGCATGCAATTGGGCGTTCCACCAACGTTCGTCTTGCTTAAGATCGCGGAATTGGTACTCATGCATAACGATGACATATGTTCCTTTCCCCTTGACGCTTAGAGGCGTTATCTTGGGGATATCCTCCGTAGGCTTGAGCTTTGCAATACGCTTTGCCTTTTCAAGCAAATACGTGTCCATTTTGTGGTCAGCAGTCAACGAGTTTTCCTTTGTAGCGTAAGTCCCGTCTTTGGCTGCGTATAAAACCCGGTACGGAGAAGGATTGGCCGTAAGCTTTTGGAAAATAAGCTTGTCACAATAAGTGGACACCCTTAATTTCAGCTTATCCTTAGCCTGGCTGTACATGTCGTACGCCGCTTTCTGCTCCTCAAACTCACCTTTCAACCGGACGCCAAATCTCCGCTGGTGGATATTGATCGGCATATCGTAGTATTGCAGTTCTTCTTCATTGCCTTCCAATATTTGACCTTCGCCAACGCCCTCACCTTTCAGGTCCATCAGGAGGCCAAATATAACCTGATCACCTTTGTTCTTTTTCAATGTGTCGTCCAACTGAACGACATTATTTTCATTAGCTCCCGTGAAAGGGTTGAAAAACATTTCCGTTTTTGCTTCGTTCCAGCATTTCGCGGCCCATATTTTAGGAACCAGCGCTGCCGGAATTTTAGTAGTTGCCATTGTTTCACATCCTTAATAAGAAGTCATCTTCAGTAGCCGGTCCTGCTGGGCCGGTGTAAGCTTGTCGAAATTATCGACCATGTCTTCCAGATTATTGAATTGCGGCGCCACGCCGCCACCGGAAGAATTGATCTGTGAGCTTCGCGGCATAGCTGCCATCTGCTGCATTTTTTGCACTTGCGCCTGCCCTGTCGCATTCTTTTGTGCCTGAGCCTGCATACCAAGTGCCATTACATAGGCGTACTCGCCAGGGTCCGGCATGGACAAGAGAGTTTTCGCGAAGTTCGGGTCCATCTGGGCCCGCTGCTTGACCGGAGCAATAACATCGTCATAGTCGGCATACTTGGCTCTGGCCTGTGCGTCCGACTGTATCACACGCTGCTGAAATTCCTGCTGCTGCTGCATTTGCCGAAACTGCTGAAACTGCTGCTGCATTTGCTGGATAGGCGTCATAAATTGCGGCATAACTTTTTCAAGCTGTGCTGCAATCATGGACGCAAGCGGGTCCGCATTCGGGTCCGGCGTAGAAGTCTTGACCTGTTGCTGCTGCTTCTGTAAATCAGCGAATTGCTGCGCTAACTGGTTCAGTTGGTTTTGAACCTGCTGCCGCTGCTGCCTTTCAGCGTGAAGCGCGTCATACGGAACATAGCCAGGCGGCGGTGATTGCACCTGATTCGGCTGCTGCGTCGTGCTTGGTGCAGCAGGGGCTTTCTGCTGCGTACCTGTCTGGCTCGGAGCAGATTGGGCTTGTTGCCCGCCTTCATCCGTTTTTGTTTCTTCGCCGGAATCGGCCAAAACTTCATCTATGATCTCTTGTTCTACACCTTGAACATCTTCCTGAGCAGTAGTCTCAATATCTGCCATTTTTACGTCCTCCTTTGACGTTGCGCCCTTAACGTAGGCGGCACGTTATTTTTTATAGTTCGCCCGTAACCTCGGCGGCAGGATATAAAAAAGACGACCGCATGAATCAGCCGTCAATACAAGCATATGAAGTCTGTCGGAAGTACCAGGTACCATTTGCAGGGCGCACGCACCCTTTTCTTGCGGCTGCCTTTTCCTTTACATTTCGCCATTATAGCGCCCCCTGATTTACAGGTATCCCGTTTTGCATGGGAATCCCCGGATTTTGCTGTTGCGGAACCGTTGGTAAATTGCTACGCGGCATGTTTTGCTGTACATTCTGCGCGGCAACGCCCTGCGGAGACAGCTTAATATTGGCCTGCGCTGCCATCTGGATTTTCCCGTCAGGTGGCAAGTCTTTAAAGTTGATCGATTCTGACGGGCCTTTGCCCGGCTGCTGTTTTTGCTTCTGCTGCATCATCATGATCATTTGCTGACGCTGCTCTTGCTGCTGAATTCGCTGTTTCAGTTCGTCCTTGTTCGGGAAATCGCTCATATCGATAATCATATCAGTAGGAATCGTTCCTTGCGGCAATACTTTCATCAGCTCAATCAACGAATAGAACTGCGCCATGCGCTGCGTAGGAGTCGCCGATGTCTCGCTGACGATGATATCAAATTCGCCGACAGTCAGGTCATTCAGTGTCTGATAGATGGCATTCCCTAAAATGTCATAGCCAGTTACCTGCTGCTGATTTGCCTTAATAAACTTTTGTTTTCCATCTTCGCCGATAATACGGAAGGTCTTTTCTTCCGTATAAAACTGCGGGATAATTCCTGGCTGTCCCGGCGTTCCCCACAAAAGAACAAGAACCTGTTCTTTTGTGTCACGCAGATTGTCAAACAATGTGGATATCTGAGTGACTGCCTGACGCTGTCTGAGCGAAATAGCATATCCAGACATGCCGGACGGCTGATCCTCGGCAAGCATAGATTCATTAATGCCGCTCACGGTATGGAAATCATCGTTCGCCTTCTGCTCCATTTCCACAAAACTTGTAGGGATCTGAGTCGTATCAAACGGGATTGGCCTGTCAGTTTGATAGTCAATTACCACACCAGGCTCACTTCCCGCCTGCTTCAGCTTCTTGGCAGCTTCTACCTCAGATTTTTTATTGAACCAGCCCTTATTCGCCATAGTATTAATGAGGTGAAGGAATTGACTGCGGCGTTTATTTTCCTCACGCTGCAAATCTTGCAGGTCGCGGACAATACCAGCCGGTTCGTCTCCCTCGCCCAGATAGTAGGCGAAATACGGAGCGTACGGAAAGCGGCCATGCTTGTATGGCGAAGGAATATCTTCGAGCAACACGTTCCCTAAAAACGTAGCGCAGCGAATGTTGGTCTGCGGTACTCGGAATGTCTGTACATTTTTCAGCATAGCAGTTGAAACGCCAGGAGGTAGCTGACCTTCGGCGTACACTTGCCCAGGGCCCAAAACATAGTAGGTCGTGGACGTGTATTCCTTGTACCAGTGTTCAACCAACCGTGCCTTTTTAATATCGCTGTCATACCAAAGCGGTTCAAGATCGTCATCGTATGTCACCTCGTCCACATCGTAGCGCTGCATGGACGCTTCAATTTCGCCCTGATGTTCGGGATATGTCCGCGCAAGGACGTCCTTCGACACCCACCGGCAGCGGTCCAGATATTCAGCGTCCGATATATCGGGTTCGCGGCTCTCCGGGTCGATATATACATCGAACGGACTGACACGTTTAATGATCGCTTTCCCGTTCATAGCCATGTAGTCGTACTCATACGTGACTTCGTACCAGCCGATACCGCCGATAGTACCGTCCATGAATACGCGGCTCTCCTGCCGGTTGAATTTGCTACTGTCCATTACATACTTTGTGACGCCTTTACGTACTTTACATAATTCTATGTCATGCTCGGTGCGCGGCAGGAAATCCGGTTCGTAGCGGTTCAGTCGCTGGTAGCCGGACACAAGGTTTATCAGCGGCCTGGTACGGTTGATGGTGATTGCTGGCCGCTTCTGTTTTTTCAGTTTGTTTCGATCGGATTCATCCCATTGATCGCCGTAATAAAATTCATAATCGCGCTTGGCATGGTCGCGCCACTTTTTGCGGCCCTGTACTGCTGCCTGGAATTGCTGTCGGAACTTCGCCAGCTTCGGGTCAGCACCGTCAAGCACGACCTCTTCTATCGTTGGGTCTGTCACTGTATCACCTCCTAACCGGCCATCCAGCTATCTTCATCATCTTCCTCGAACACATCGGCCCACGCGTCTTTTGGCTTTGTGGGCTTAGGCGGCTCCGGTGTGTATGGCCTGGACATGCAGGCATAACGGAATTCATCGTATGCATGATCTTCCATGTCAGTGTCTACGTCCTCCACTTTCTTCTCGTCGTAGCAAAGCATAGGAAGCGTGCGGATGATATGCGTGCATGTCGAAAAGAACTTTACGCCAGGGCGGCCTTTCCCCTGTCCCCGCAACCTAGCATGCACTTGCATTTTCCCGTTAAGCCGATCGTTGTCTGCCGGGTTCCAATATACACCGCATTTGGCGAAAGTCTCTGCAACGCTTTCGCCATTTCTAATATCTTTGCGCTTTTGCCATATTGACGGGTCAGCAACACCATAGGCAATATTCTCGCCCCTTTCAAGTTCGGAAGCCTTTTGCGCCACCTCTTTAGGTTCTTCCTCTGTGCCGACATCCGGCTGATTCTTCTTCATGCCGTATAGTTCGCGGTAACAAATCATAAGACCGTCATAATCGACGGCGTACCAATGAAGGCTATACGGTTTTGCAAAGCCCCAGTCAAACGCCCGGAACCGCAAAAAGTTCGGGTCAAGCTGAAACGGTTCAATAACATGGTAATCACGATTCCATTCACTGAACACCTGCCCGATAAATACATCCCAGTCACCTTCAAGAAATGCTTTTCGTTCTTGTTCTGGCAAGTTTTCAAGCCGTTTAGCATATGCAGGGTCATTCTTCATTAAGACTGTATTGTCATACACCCTGGCCGGAATAAACACTCGACGATTTCCGGTGATCGGGTCAATGATCATCCGTTTCCCGTAATCCGTGGCTTCAACAAAGTTCGTTTTAACATGCCCATGCCCTTTGCCTCCAGGATTGCAGGTCCCTCTGAAGCGCGGAGGGAATCCTTTCGCCGACCGCAAGCAGGAAAGAAGTAGCTGAATGGTTCTTTCTGTATGCTTCGTCAGCTCATCCACGCCAAGATAATCAAATTCCTGGCCTTGGTAACTCTCGGCGTCTTTCTCATTACGAACATACCGGAATAAAACCTCACTGCCGTTAATGATATATGCCGTATGTTTCTGCTCATTGTATCGGTATAACTCCTTTGGTACTGCTTTAACCCACTCGCGGATTAGATTCCCTTCTAGGTTTGGGTATGACTCGCGAAACAGGTATGCGTGCGCACCTGGATACTGTAGCGCATAAGCCAGCGCGTCCATAACAAGCGCCGCCGACTTCCCGCCTCCTTTTGCGCCGCCGTAAACTGCTTCTTCTGCTTCCGTCGCGTGAAATAGCCATTGTTTGGGGTTTGGCTGATATGGAACGATAATATCAGGCATTTTCGCCACCTTCTTTTTGTGGGCGTGGGATATTAAACACGACATTTACTGGGTTAGACCTGTCGCCTTCCTTGTCTTCCATGATTTTCAGCCTCTGCCGCTCAAGGGCAAGGCGTTCACGGTCAAGCTCCTTATCAATCCCTAGCGCAGTCCTATGACCTTTTTGGGCTTTCTCAATGATACGTGACAGTGCGTCTAATCGGCCAACATCTATAATAGGGCTTTTATGCGGTTTGCCAAACATATCCAAATGGATATTAAGTTCGCCATCAATAACCTGCTCGGCCTTATCGAGAACCTTATCCAACAAGGCGATATGCCGGGCGTTTCGGTCAGCTTCTTTCGTAGCAATTTTCGTTACAGTTTTTTGTAACGTTTTTGTAACGATTTTTGCACGTGTCTCTTCTTTTGACCGCGCCCACCCTTCGCGCTTAGCTCTATCGCGCAACGTAGGATAACTAACGCCACGTTTTTCAGCCAATTTGCGCTGAGATATATTAGATGTTTCATATTCAGTCCGAATGGATACCCAATCTACGGTATTCCCCACATCACCACCCGCTTAACATCGAAAAGTCACCTGACCTGCAGGCTTTTAAGAACGCTCTGCAGGCCGCTAATTCTATCTTTCAGTATCTTCATGCGCAATTTGCCGACATCAACAATAGCCTTGTTTTCGAGCATGATACGATTTGCTTCTTCCAAGGCCGGCGCTTCTTCTTCCATCTGCTTTTCAAGTTCAAGTATTTGCCGCTGTATAGCCGCTGGTTCCCGCTCTTGCCGCTCCTGATCCGTCAACACAGCCCATCACCCCAACTATAGCTGATGGCGCACAGGCCAATGAACACCGTGAAACACTTCTCATCCTCCCGCAATGCAAAGCCGAGCATAAAGTTGAACGGGTCGAGAATATAGAATTCAAGCATATTCATGCGCCTCCGCTCAGTGCCATTTCCAGTAGCTCTTTTTCGTCCGCGTGACGTACTTTGGGTTGATCTTGGACAGCCGGTTATATTCGTCCTTGCTAATTCTGATCATACTTACACCGCCTCTCAACAATGTATTTCAGTTTTTCCCGCCTGATATTACCGTCATGCACTATCCTGTGACACTGCCAGCATAGACAGATCAAGTTATCATCGCTGTCAGGCCCGTACGCTCCCCTACTGCGTATATGATGTACTTCTAAATTAAAACGGCTGCCGCACAATTCGCAGTAGCCGATGTCTCTGATTCTGTCTATGCACTTTTTATCTACCGTACGTGGGTGCTTCGGGAACATCATTTCAGCACACCCGTAACCTTGCTGCCCTTCTTCCCCGCCGGCCGCACAGGCGGGTGAACAATGTCGTTGTGGTTGTCTTGTTTTTTCGCCATATTGCACCTCCTGAAAAATATGCAAAACGCCTTGACTTGTCATCCCACTGGGTGTACAATGAAATCAAGATAAAGAACAGCGCAGGAGCAACAAGGCTCCGGCTTACGGGGGCATTTAAATGAACGTTACGGAACGTGAGCAGAAAAATAAAGAGTTGCAAGAGCAGCTTAAAAC